CGTTTATTGGTCAGGGCGTACCATTTACTGTCCCTGTAAGTGGTTCGGTAACTAATGCAACCATTACAAATAGTACGATTGATAGTACGACTATTGGTGCTACAACCCCTAGTACAGGGGTTTTTACTAATATAGCTACAACTACAGGCACAATTTCAACAACGCCTTCAAGCTCTACAGACATTGCTAATAAGTTGTATGTTGATACAGTTGCTTTAGGTATTAGTTGGAAAGAGCCTGCACAAGCAGCAACTACAGCCAACATTACGTTATCAGGGCTTCAAACAGTCGATACAGTCGCTTTAGCGGCAGGTAACATAGTCTTAGTTAAGAATCAAACAACATCTTCTCAAAACGGCATTTATGTAGCTTCTACAGGTGCTTGGACTTATGCTCCAGGCTCAACTACATGGGCGCAATATGTAGGCGCAATGATTTTTGTAGACGGTGGCGCACAAGCAGGAACGCTTTGGTATAACTTAGCTCAACCTGGCGGTACATTAGGTACTACCAATATGACTTGGAGTAATTTTTCCACGTCAGGTTCATACACAGCAGGCACAGGGTTAACACTTACAGGTTCAGCATTTAGCATTACTCCTGTAGGCACAGCAGGAACATACGGTTCTGCATCAGCCGTACCTGTTTTTGTTACAAACGCTTCAGGTCAAGTATCAAGCGTAACTAATACAAGTATTGCAATTGCTGGAAGTCAAATTACTAGCGGTACAATAGGCTCAAGCTATATTAGTGGCTCATATACAGGCATTACAGGCGTTGGTACGTTAACTGCTGGCACTTGGAACGCATCAGTAATTGGTGCAACTTATGGCGGTACAGGCGTTGCTACTTTAACTGGTCTTGCTTATGGTAATGGCACTTCAGCATTTACAGCCGCTACAGCATCGCAAATAACTACAGCAATTGGTACAACAGCAGTAACTAATGCTACTAATGCCACAAACATAGCTGGTGGCGCAGCAGGACAAATTCATTATCAGTCAGCACCAAACGTAACAGCGTTTACTGCCGCAGGCACAAGCGGTCAAGTATTAACAAGCGCAGGCGCAGGAACTCCTACTTGGACAACTCCTACAACTGGCACAGTAACATCAGTAAGCGGTACAGGAACAGTAAACGGCATTACTCTTACAGGTACAGTAACTTCTAGCGGAAGTTTAACTTTAGGTGGTACTTTAGGAAGCATAGCAAATAGCCAGTTAACAAATAGTTCTATTACTTTTGGTTCTACTGCTGTTTCTTTAGGCACTACTGTTAGTGCTTTAAATGGTGTATCTATCGGTGCTACAACAGCTTCAACAGGTGCATTTACTTATGCTTCTTTAAGCTCAACTACTAGCACTACACCTGTTTTATCGTTTAATGCTGCTAATGCTTCTTTTGCTAGTGGTGCAACTGTATCAGGTAATTATTTACAGTTTTTGGTACAAAACAAATCAGGTACGGCTGGCGCATCTACAAACTATGTATTAAGCAATGATCTAGGCACAGACTCTACATATTATGGCGAGTTTGGTATGAACTCCTCAGTATTTAGCGCATCTACACCTAGTGATTTCTTTAGTATTAACAATGGCGTTTATTTCTCAGGTCACGATGGTGACATTGCTGTTGGCTCTGGAAATGGTTATAAAACCTATCTAGCTTGGGGTACAACAGGTCAATCTGCCCATGTAATCAATGCTAGTGGTGCTATTGGTTTATCTACAAACTTAGGCACAACCCCTGCATTAAGTGGCACAACAGGTTACGGCACAAGCGGTCAAGTTTTAACATCAAATGGTAGTTCAGCAGCTCCTACATGGACTACAGTTACATCAGGCATAACAATTACTGATGACACAACAACTAATGCTACTCGTTATTTAACATTTACAAGCGCAACAAGTGGAACAATTACAGGGGAAAATACTTCTTCTACTAAATTGCAATTTAACCCTTCTACAGGGGCTTTAACATCAACTAATTTAACTCCTACAAATGCTTTGACAACAACGTATGGTGGTACAGGTTTAACATCACCAGGCTCATCAGGTAATGTATTAACTTCTAATGGTACTGCTTGGGTTAGTTCTGCTCCTGGCGGTGGTAGTGCCATGACCTTGATTAGTACACAGACTGTTAGTTCCGCAACATCTATTCAATGGACAGGTTTAAATACATATAGTAATTATTTAATTATATTAAAAAGCCTTCAATGGACTACAAACACAAATCAATATGTGCAATTTGGTACAGCAGGACCTACTTGGAATACATCAAATTATTCATACACAATGTTATTGCAAACTGCTACATCACAATCACCAGCAGGAGATGCTTTAACTTCAGTAGCCGTAAATTATGGCAATGGTTCTGGAGTTAGTATTGCTCCTGCCACTTATTTGACTTCTGACCCTGACGGACCATCAGTAGGACAAATTTTTATTAGCAATATAAAATCTACTTCTTCAACTGATGTAAAAGGTGTTACATTTCAAATTGGAATTCCAACTGGAACTATAAATGTTAATAGTTGTAGTGGTACTGGTATGTTAACTGGTGATACAAATTCTTATTCAGCAATCAGGATTGTTTCTGCATCAGGAACAATGACAGGTTCAGCATCCCTCTACGGCATCTCATCTTAACAAGGAAACATCATGGCAGACTTAAACTCAGAAATCATTGCTTACTTATCAGTAAACAATATCCCTTATTCCGCTGGTGACTATCAAACTGGTCAGCCAGAAGGACAAGCTAATCAAATCCTATCTTGGAACACAGAAAAGCTAGGTGCACAGCCGACACAAGCACAACTTGATGCCGCTTATCCAGTATGGGAAGGAAAACAAATCCAAGCCCAAAACTCAGCTACAGCTTCTACATTGCTAACGGCTACAGATTGGACAGCAGTAGCTAGTGTTGCAGACCCAGCAGTATCTAATCCTTATTTGACTAATCAAGCTGAGTTCTTAGCTTATCGTTCAACTGTTCGTAACCTTGGTGTAAATGCTACAACAACACCAGCAACTTTTCCTACTGCACCTATAGCAACTTGGTCTAGTTAATGAATTGGAAAATAACGGATATTGTTTTTAACGATAATGCGTTAATTTCAGCGCATTATTTTGCATCTTTATCAGATAATCAAAATACAGTAGAAACTCAAGGCGAATGGAAGTTTATTGAATTGCGAAATAAAGTGCCATTTAATGAACTAGAAGAACGCTACATTATCCAATGGATAGAAGAAGAAGCTAGTAAAAATGGCTCAAATATCATAAAATCTAACCTAGAACAGCAATTGCAAGCATTAAATAGCGAAAAAAGCATTTTGCCTTGGGTTAAACCAACCTTTAAACCAAATATAGGACTATAACCATGTCATCTACTATTAACGCTTCTTCTGCTGGTATTGTTGAAACAGCCGATTCTAGCGGTACTTTACAGTTACAAACAGGCGGTCAATCTGCTTTATACATTGATGCTTCACAAAACATTACCATTCCTAAGAACCTAACAGTTCAAGGAACTTTGACATTCTCAGGCGGTGGCGGTGGCGCAGTTACTACTGTTTCAGGTGGTTCTACAGGATTGACTCCTAGCACTCCAGCTTCAGGAAACGTAGTTTTAGGTGGCACATTGCTATATTCAAGCGGTGGTACAGGGCTTACTTCTACAGGTTCTTCAGGCAATTTCTTGACTTCTACAGGCTCTGGTTGGGCATCAACATCCCCTGCTACTGCTATTTCTAGCGCAAGTCTAAGTAGCGCAACATTTTCAAGTGTAGTTAGCTGTGGCGGTCTATCTTGCTCAGGTACAGTTGTAGCTACAACAGGACTACAAATTGGTTCTACTGCTGGTTTTGGTATGGATATTAACGCTGGTTATACAGAGATTTTGTGTAATGGTGCTGGCTCATTAAAACTTGATGGTTCAGGCGATATTATTATTAATGGCCCTATTGCACAAAAATCATCAGGCACAACTTGGAACAATCCATCTGATATTCGTCTAAAAGATAACATTCAACCATTTACAGATGGTTTAGAAAAAATCCTACAGGTAAACCCTAAGACATGGACTTACAATGGTTTAGCCCATACAAACAAAGGTCAAGCTGGTCTAGGTGTTATTGCTGACGAAATTCAAACTGTATTGCCTAATACTGTAAGCACTTATTCAGTAAAACTAAATCCAACTGATGAATTAAATACTGATGTTAAACAGTTTGACGCTACTGAAATCACTTGGTTATTGGTAAACGCAGTTAAAGAGTTATCCGCAAAAGTAGATGCACAAGCAGCACAAATTACAGCTTTGAACGCTAAAGTAGGTATCTAATTATGGCTAAAGCCCTAGACATTATCAGTCGTGCATTAAAAGATATTGGCGCATTAGAGGCAGGTGAAACACCATCTGCTGATGCAGTCCAAGATGCTTTTGATATGCTCAATGATATGGTTGGGCAATGGTCTAATGAAGATATGATGGTTTTTTATAAAAATGAAATCATCTTTCCTATAACACCAGGTCAAACTCAATATACTATTGGCCCAGGCGGTCAAGTGGGATGTAGTTTTGTAGGCTCAATTGCAGCCAATATTTTAACTATTACTGCAATTAACTCAGGTGGCATATCAATAGGTCAAACTATTACAGGGTTAGGCGTAACTGCTGGTACTAAGATTGTTCAGTTTTTAACAGGTGCAGGTGGCAACGTAAACGAAGTAGGAACATATCTAGTTAATATTCCACAGAGCTTATCTAGTTTGACGTTTACAGGCTACTATCAACGCCCATTAACCATTAATTCAGCGTTTGTGCGTATCAATACAAACTCTAATGGCATACCTATTGTTAATGGTGGTTTAGATTATCCAATTTCAATCTTAAACGTAGAAGATTACCAAATGATTGGTTTAAAGACTTTAAATGGGCCGTGGCCTAAAGCTCTTTACTACCAACCTACAGAAACACTAGGTAACATCTTTGTATGGCCCAATCCATCGCAAGGTGAAATGCACATATTTGCTGATAATATTTTTAGCGAATTTACCACCATTTATGATGATATTAATTTGCCACAAGGCTACACAATGGCACTCAGATGGTGTTTGGCAGAACGTTTAATGCCTATGTATGGCAAGGCTTCAGCAACACAAATAACAATGATTAATGGCTTTGCAGCACAAGCTAAAGCAACAGTTAAACGCACTAATATGCGCCCAGTTCAATCTGCTCGTTTTGCTGATGCTATGTTAGCTTCACGCCAAAAGGACGCAGGTTTTATACTTTCAGGGGGCTTCTTCCGCTAAGGTTCGATCTTGAGTGGTGCATAATTAGCCCATGACATTTTATATATATCAACACCGCAAAGCTGACTCCAACGAAATATTCTATGTTGGCAAAGGCAAAGGCACACGCTTAAATCAAAGCAAAGGGCGTAATCAATATTGGCATCGTGTAGTTGCAAAGCATGGTTTTGTTGCTGAAAAGATTGCAGATCATTTAAATGAAGAATTAGCTTTTCTTGCTGAAATGGAATGTATTGATATTTATCGCAGACGTGGTATTCAATTAGTTAACCATACTAATGGCGGTGAAGGTGTATCTGGTTATAAACATACAGAAGAACATAAATCTAAGTTAAAAGGTAACAATCATGGGTTTTTAACTTGGGGAATGACTTTTAAGGGTAAAAAACATACAGAAGAATCTCGCCAAAAAATGTCACATTCCCAAGTTGGGAACAAAAATAAGTTAGGTAAAAAAGTATCGCAAGAGTCTAAGAAAAAAATGAGCCAAGCTAAATCTGGCAAACCTATTTTTGTTAAGCGTGTTTTATCTTCTGAACAAGTATTAGAAATCCGTCAACGTGTTGGCTATAGGAATATTGCTATGCTTGCTAGAGAATATGGGGTTGGAGAGTCCACCATTCGTAGAATTCGTGATGGTAAAGCCTATAAGGATGTAATCTAATGGCAGATTTTGGTTTTGTTGGGGCTAGTTACGAAGCACCATCTTTGTATCAAGACAGCCAAGAATGTATCAATTGGCGGCCTGAAATTGACCCAACTAAAGCTCAAGGTTCAAGAGGCGTTGTTGCTTTATATCCTACTCCTGGCCTCACTTCAATTGTAGCGTTATCAGCGCAATCCCCTGTTAGGGGAATGAGAACATTAGCTGGTGGAACATACATGGTCGCAGTTTGCGGTCAATATGTTTATGCAATGGATTCTTCTTATGTGCCTTATGTAATTGGTATTTTAAATAGCGGTACAGGTCAAGTAGGCATTACAGATAACGGTATTAACGTTTATATTGTTGACGGAACTTATCGTTATACATGGAGAATTTCTCAGCCTGATGCTTGTTCATTTACAGGCACAATTTCAGGAACTACTCTAACTGTTTCTCAAGTCAGAGAAGGAACAATTAAAGTAGGTCAATCTTTATATGGCGTAGGAATAGGTTTAGAAACGGTTATTACTAGCTTTGGTTCAGGATCAGGCGGTGTAGGCACATATAACATTAATACTTCATACACCATATCAACATCCCAGCTTTTAAACACTAATGGCGGTGGAGCAATCTTTACAGGTTCTATTGGGACAACGTCTTTGACTGTTACAGCCGTAACAAGTGGTGTTTTATACCCAGGTCAAACAATCGTAGGCACAGGGGTTACCCCTAATACTATTATTACCGCTTTAGGCTCTGGCACAGTATTAAGTCAAACCATTGCAAGCGGTGGTACAGGATACGCTTTAAATGACCTTATAACGGTTTTGGGCGGTGTTTATGGCAGTAGCCCAGCTACATACAAAGTAACAGCAATAACGACAGGTGGCGTGGTTTCAGGGCTTTCTATGACGTTTGCTGGTGCTTATACATCTGTTCCTTTAAATCCTGCATCTACAAGTACAAATGGTGCTGGCACAGGGTTAACCCTAACGCTTACAACAGGCACAGGCACAGGCGATACAGGTAACTATCTTATTAATTTTAGTCAAACTGTTTCGTCTGAAACAATGTATGCCGTTCAGTTTTCAGTATTACCTAGTTCTGATGGTGCTTTTACAGGCGGTTCTTCAGTCGATGTTGTAGATAATTACTTTGTTTACAACGATCCTAATACCCAACAATGGGCAGCTTCTAATCTTCTTAGCCCAATTACTTATGGTTTAAGTTATGCAAGCAAGTTTACTGGGCCTGATAATTTAGTATCTTTAATTACAGATCATGGTCAAGTCTATCTATTGGGTGAAACTACTTCAGAAGTATGGTCTGATGTAGGAACATTCCCATTTCCATTTCAAAGAATTCCAGGCAGTTCTAGTCAACATGGTTTAGCAGCCAAGTTTTCTGTAGCTAGACTTGGCAATTCTTTTGCATATTTGGCTAAAAATAATCGTGGGCAATCAGAAATTGTAATGATGAATGGCTATTTCCCACAAAGAATTTCAACCCACGCTGTAGAAAACACCTTAGTCAACCAATATGTTGAAGATGCTGTAGCTTATACATATCAGCTTGAAGGTCACGAAGTCTATGTGCTTTCATTCCCTACAATTGATTTAACATGGGCTTATGACGTTACTACACAACTCTGGCACAAATGGTTATATGTCGATACAAACAATATCTATCATCGTCATCGTTCTAACTGCGCTACTGTATTTAATGATTCCGTATTAGTTGGCGATTGGGAAAATGGTCATATTTACCAATTAGACCCTACAAACTATACTGATAATGGTGATGAAATTCGCAGATTGCGTAGAGCACCTCATTTAGTTACAGACTTACAACGTCAGTATTTTGATGAATTTCAGATTCAATTTCAGCCAGGAGTAGGGCTTTCAGGAATAGCGGCTGGCGCAAACAATAGCTCAATTGCTACAACTACAGGAACACCTGCTCCTATTTATGTAAATACATCAACAAATTCTTATGAACCATCACCTTATACAATTGCCGCAGGTAATAGCATAACTATTGCTTATGGCAATACATTAACTGTTTACCCGCCAACTCCAGGACAAACAACAACAGTTCAATCGCCTTATATTATTGCTCCAGGCATTGTTATTTCAGTTACACCTAATAACGTATTAATTGTTCAGCCAGGCAGCGTAGTAGTCCCTTTTGACACTACCAATCCACAAGCTATGCTACGTTGGTCAAACGATGGTGGCTCAACTTGGAGTAATGAGCATTGGACAGGCATTGGCAGAATTGGTAAATATACTAATCGTGCAATATGGCGCAGACTTGGATGGTCAAGGGATCGTATTTTTGAAGTAGTTGTTACTGATCCTGTTAAGGCCGTAATAGTATCTGCTAACTTAAAAGCATCAGAAGGGGAAAATTGATGGCAAATGATATTTGGGGATCAACTCAGGGCAATCCCTATCCTGTAACCCCTTTAGTTGACGATCAGACAAAAATGCCTACAAGGGCATGGCAGCAATGGTTTTTAAACTTATTAAACTTTAGCTCTGCTACTAACGCTACTAAAGGTACAGGTACTTTGCCTAGTAATCCGCAAGGTTTTATCAATATTACTGTTCAAGGTAAGCCTTATAAAGTGCCTTATTACAATGTTTGAATATAAAGATGACGATTGGCTTGAGAACTTACCTAAATTACAGGAAGTTATTAAAGACCATTATGAGGAATTATCTGTAACAAAGGAGTTTCCTCTTGATCCTGACTGGGATGCTTATAAATCTTTATTAGACATTAATAGACTTAAATTTATTACTTGTAAAGATAATGAAGAATTAATAGGTTACATTATCTTTTTTATAGCCCCACACTTGCATTACAGAACTTGTTTGACAGCCTTTGAAGATATTTATTTTTTAAAAAAAGAATACAGAAAAGGCAGAACTGGTTTGAAATTGTTTCAATTTGCAGAAAAAACATTAAAAAATCAAGGAATTAACAGGGTAATTTACAACACAAAGGTTCATTCAGACAATTCAGCTCTTTTTGAGTATTTGGGGTACAAGTTTGTGGATAAAGTCTTTACGAAACTGTTGTGAAAATGAGACAATTAAGGTATTAGATTGGAGAAATTATGGGTATCGGTGCAGCGATAGGTGGAGTAGCAAGTTTGGGTTCTGCCCTTATAGGGAGTAATGCAGCTCAAGGCGCAGCTAATACACAAGCTAATGCGGGTCAGAACGCTCAAAACCAATTATTACAAATTGGTCAACAAGTATCGGGTATGTATACCCCATATCAGCAAACAGGCCAATTAGGTTTAAATGCCATCAATCAGATGGCTAATTCAGGCTATTTGACCAATCAGTTTAACAACCAAGATTTAAATGCTAATCTTGCGCCTAATTATGCTTTTCAGCTACAACAAGGGCAATTAGGAAATCAACAGACTAATAATGCTACAGGCGGCATAGTTGGCGGTAATGCTCAAAAAGCCCTACAAGATTACACTCAAAATTACGCTGGCACGGCTTATCAAAACGCATTTAATAACTATCAAACGCAAAGAACCAATGTTTTAAACAATGCTAATCAATTAGCTGGTATTGGTCAAAATGCAGTTCAAGGGTCTGCAAACGCACAGCTTGGCATTGGAACAAATATTTCAAATATTACGCAAGGTATTGCTAATGCCCAAGCAGCTGGAACAATAGGCTCTGCCAATGCTATTTCTGGCGGGCTTCAAAATGCAGGTAATTTATATGCTTTAAGCAATTTGATTGGCAATAATAAAACTAATGGCGTAATTAACAACCCTTATACTGGAACAGTAAACGGCCCTGATTATAGTCAACCAGTAGGAAATTTAATTTCTACAAATGATTAAGGAATAAAAAAATGGCTGGTTTAGACCCAAGCGTAATAGGCAATTTACAACAACCCCAAGGAATGTCTTTGGGTGATTTAGTCAATATTGCTCGTGGTGTTCAAGGATACCAACAAGCTCAACAAGTTAACCCTTTGGTTGTTCAACAACAACAAGCTACAACACAAGCTTCGCAACTTGGTCTTGCAAATACTCAAAGACAAATTGCTAATGGAGCTTTAACAGGTCTTGAAAATTCAGAGGCTTATAAAATTGGTGATTCCAAAGCCATTAAACAAGAATTAGAAGCAACAGAAAAATGGCTTAAAACTGTAAATCCAGATTTATTAAAAGAGGGTGGTGCTGTAGATCAAGCCCATCAATTAATAGATAAAGGCGATGTAGAAGGTTACAAAAAATTGTTGTCTAACATTAGACGGCAAGGTGCAAGCGGTGCTGAACAATATGCTGCTGCGTTGCCACAATTTAATACTAATGCTGCTGGTACGCCATTTTTGACAAATCGTGCTGCTGGAACTGTTTCAGCTCCAATGCAAGCAAGTGGTCAAAATTTAACACCGACAAATGTTGGCGTGGCCAATTTCGGTGATTATCAAAAAGATTTAACAACTCGTGTAGCAAGCGCAACTCAAAATGAAATGCGTTTAAATGAAGCTGAGAACTTGATGAAAGAGTTTAAGCCTGGTGCTGGATCAAGAACATATGTAGATGTAGCACAAAAATTACAGGCTGTAGGAGCACCACAAGACTTGGTTGATAAAGTAGCTAAAGGTGATTTGTCTGCTGCTCAATCTTTAAACAAGTTTATTGCTCAAACTGTAATTCAAGCTGCTACAGCAACGCCTGGTACTGCTGAATCTATTAACAGATACATTCGTGATAATCCTGATATTGGTAGCGATCCAAGAGCTTTAGAGCGTTTCTTTGAATTTACACGTAAACAAAATGCTATTCCTATTGAAGAACAGAAATTTTTGCTTGAAAAAGCCAAAACAGGTACATTAAATCCAGATACCCATGTTTCAGAAGTGCAACAACACATTTTGCAAAATTTTGCAGGAAAACAAAATACTGTTACATCTAAAGAACAAAAAAATGCTACTTTTGGTAAATACAAAGGGCGTGATGTTGTAAGTTACGATGGTGGCAAGTCTTGGGAATATAAATAATGGATAACCTTTACGCTTCTCTTGAGCAAAGATATGGTTTGCCAGAAGGTGCTTTATCAGCAGTTGAGTCTGTTGAAAGTGGCGGAAAAGATGATGCCACAAGTCCTAAAGGAGCAAAAGGTCGTTTTCAATTTATGCCAGCAACAGCTCAGGCTTATGGTGTAGATGTATCTGATCCTGTTAGTTCTGCTCATGGCGCAGCTCAATATTTGTCAGATTTACAAAAGCAATATGGAAGTTTTAGAGCGGCAGTAGCTCATTACAATGGTGGATCAAAAGCTGGCAAAGCGGTGTCTATGGGGGAAGCACCACCAGCTGAAGAAACCAAAGGATATTTGCAAAAAGTATCTATGAAATTGCCACCGATTGATCCTTCAAAAGTTGAAACTTCTGGATCTGTTAGTGTTTCTGGATATGAACCAATTAACCCATCAGAAGTAGAACTTTCCGAGCCAATTAAATCAGAACAAGTTACCAAAGAGTTGCCTGCTAATCTTAAAGGATTAAGCAAAGCTGATTTGTTTTTAAAAGGATTAAAGGCTTCTGGCGAAACCACCATGACTGGAATAGGTCAAGTTTTAGATCCATTGGCACAACAATTAGAAAAAGCTTTTCCTGAATTTTCTAAAGCTGCATCTGAAAAATTAGGATTGCCTTCTGCAAAAGAAGTTGGCGAAAAGAGATTTGCTGAAATATTGGCACAAAGAGAAGCTAATAAACCATTACTAGAAACAACGCCTGGTATGTTAGGAAACGTGGCGGGTGAATTGGGGCAAGCTATTGCATTACCAGGTGGTACTATTGGGAAAGCAGCGTTAACTGGTGCTACTATGGGCGCAGTTCAACCTACATTACCAGAGGAAAGCAAAGCATTTGATATTGCTTCGGGAGCTGCTTTAGGCGGTTCTGGTCAAGGTGCTGTAAACGCAATTGGTAGAATTGCACAACCTATTGTTAAAAATTTAAGCGAAATTGGTCAAAAATCAGTTCAAGTTCTTAAAGATGCAGGTGTTCCATTAGATGCTGCACAAGCAACTGGTTCAAAAGTTATGAAATTTGCAAAACGAATTACTTCAGACAATCCATTTACTGGTGCTGAAAATCAAGCATTTTCTCATGTTCAAAATAATGCTTATACAAAAGCAATATCAAAAACAATGGGTGAAGATGCTGAACATATTACGCCAGAAATTATTCAAAATGCCAAAACACGTTTAGGTGAAAATTACGATCAATTATTTGAACGTAATGGTGTTCGAGTAACTAGAAATTTTTCCAATGAATTGTCTGATTTAAAAAATGAAGCAGAAAGAATATTACCAAAAGGTGAACACGCTGTAACTAATATTGTTAATGATATTATTGATAAATCTAAAGCCAATATGGGACATTTAGAAGGAAAACAATATCAAGCATTTAAACGTCAATTAGACGCTTTGGAAAAACAAGGTGGTTTATCTGCTCATTATGCTGGTGAATTAAAAGACAAATTATTAGAAGGTTTAAGCAATACAGTTCAAAAATTTGGTAAAGAAGGCGATATTGCATTATTAAAAACCACTAATAAGCAATATGGCAACATGAAAAAAATTGAAGATATTGCATTAAAAGATGCAGAAGAAGGCCATGTAAGCCCATCTTTGCTATATAACTCTTTAACAACAAAAGGCAAACGTAATGCTTTTTATCAAGATGATCCAGAATTAGCAAAATTAGCTCAAGCTGGTAAAGCCATTCTTCCAGAAAAAGGCCCTAATAGCGGTACAGCAAAACGATTAGCTGCTCAAGCCGCTATTCCTACAACATTGGCTGCTTATGATTATGCAAAAGAAGGTGATATTGGAAAAGCATTAGGCGTGGGAGCAAGTGCGTATTTAATTCCTAAAGCGTTGCAAACTGGTTTACACAATCCAGCCTTTGCTAGATATTTAGAAAAAGGTGTTGGAAATACGGCAATTCGTAATTTATTACAAACACCATCAAAAATGGGCGCAGGAAAGATTCCATTAGCTTCATTTGAATCTTATTTGCAACAAGTACAAAAAGAAAAAGGCACTCAATAATGGCAACAGTAAATCTATCACCAGTAGGTAATGGAACTACGTTTTTTGGTTCTACTGGACTACCTCTAAGCGGTGGTCTAATCTACACTTATCAAGCTGGCTCATCTACGCCATTAGCTACCTATAGTGACAATGGTGGCTCAATTCCTAATACAAACCCTATTGTTTTAAATTCAGCAGGGCAAACCCCTAGTGAAGTTTGGATGATTGCTGGCTATTCGTACAAAATGCAAATTCAAACGTCTGCTGGCGTTATTGTTCAAACATTAGATAATTTATATGGTATTCCTACATCATCAGGCGGTGGTGGCGGCACTTCAGTTCCTACAGGTTGTATTTTAATTTGGTCAGGTTCAGCAGGCTCAATTCCTAGTGGATTTCAGCTTTGCGATGGCACAAACGGAACTCCTGATTTACGCAATTCATTTGTATTAGGTGCAGGAAACAGTTATGTAGTAGGTCAAACAGGTGGTTCAGCAGATGCAGTTTTAGCAAGCCATACTCATACAGCTACTTCTGTTGTTACAGACCCAGGACACGTTCATAGCACAAGAACAAACTCTGGTGGTGCTGGTGGCGATGCTGGTTATTTACCAACAGGTATTAATAATTTCTTTGGCTCAACAGCGCATGGTATGGATTCAGCTACAACAGGCATTACTGTAGCTACAACTAACGCTGCATCAGGTGTTAGCCCTACAGGTGGTAATTTGCCACCTTATTACGCACTTTGCTACATTTATAAGACTTAATATGATTGACATTGATCCAGTTAAAGTTGGGGTAATGTGGCAAAAAGTTGAGGCTATGGAAAAAGAAATGTCTGAAATTCGCCAAGACGTCAAAATTCTTTTGGCTATGGCAGAACGCTCTAAAGGATCGCTTTGGGCATTAATGGGAGTAGCATCAGTAGTTGGTGGATTTATTACTATTTTTGTTGATTTATTTTTGAATAAAAAATGAACGAAATCATTACCCATATTCTGACAGGTAAAGATAATAAAACCCATGACATTGCTCGTTGGGCGTGGATGTTGGGTTTTGTAGTTGTTGCAGGCGCAGCAATCTATTTAATCCACGCAGGACACGAAATTAGTCTTACTGAGCTTGCTGGTGCTTTGGGCATCGTATCAGGCTCAGGAGCTGCTGCGGTAGCAGGTAAACACATGGCAGGTGCAGAGCCTGATCCACAATGAATTTTATTCTTTCTCTTTTAGGCGGTTCAAGTGTCCAAATTTACATATATTTGGCTGTTTTATTCGCTGGTTTTAGTGGCGGCTTTTATGTGGAGCATTTGCGCTTTGTTGATTTCCAAGATGGAGTCAAGATTGTTGCAGAAAAACAGATTGCTGAAAATAAAGCAAAAGAGAAAGAACAAGAATTAATAAATAGAGGAGTAACAGATGCGTACAACGCTAATCTTAGTAATGTTCACAATTTTTATCACGGGATGCTCAACAACACCAATAGCGGTGCAATGTCCACCAATGGCACAGCCACCATCACAATTAATGGCGAAACCCATAACCTTTTACTTGTTGCCGAGCAATGCGCCGACACGACAACCCAATTAATAGCCCTTCAAGGCTGGATTAACGAACAAGCAGGATTAGATGCAAAATAACTTTGATAAATGCCTTGATTTAGTTCTTAAATCAGAAGGTGGCTATGTTAATAATAGCCAAGACCCAGGTGGAGTTACTAATTTAGGAGTAACTCAAAGAGTTCTTGAAGAATGGCTAGGTCATCCTGTAGATGACAAAATTATGCGTAATCTTACAGTTGATCAAGTATCAGGACTTTATAAGGCTAAGTATTGGATGGCTTGCTACGCACCACAACTGCCTATAGGCGTTGATTATTGCTTATTTGATGCAGCAGTCAACATGGGGCCTGGAAGGGCTGTAAAGCTCTTACAAGAAGCCATACAATGTATGCCTGATGGCACTATTGGCCCAAGAACTATGCAACTTTTAGATCAAAAAAAGCCAGAAGATATTGTAGATGCGTTTAGTCAGCGTAAAATTAACTTTTATGAAAGCCTTAAAACATTCCCTGTATTTGGAAAAGGTTGGATCAAACGAGTTGAAGATGTAAAATTTAACGCATTAAATATGATTGGAGAAGCAAATGGCATTTGAAATTAAAGAACATAAGCAAAAATCTACAAAAACAGGTCATTATGTTAAAGACTCTGAGCATCGCACAGAAGATCGTGTAGATCGCTTAGAAAAGAAGCTAGACAAACATATTGCTTTGCCTATGGAGAAAGCTCACCATCCACATCAAGCAAGCCAAAAAGAAGCTCCTTTGCCTAATATGAGGAAGTATTAAAATAAGTCTGTTAATTCAGCTATTTTAAATAATTTGATGGGGCAGTCGTAAAATAACTCCCCTTTAGCAACATATTTGTTAGGAACTTCAATTAATGGGCAATTCTCTAAAGAGCTTACTTTTGCCCAATAAGCACGATGTAAGTCGTGAGTTAAAGCAAAAAATAGAACAGGCAGATTGCCTAGAGTTAGCTTGTCTTTACGTTGCGCTTTATGAATACTACCAAATTGATCAAAACCTTCTTGTCGAACTTCTACCTCAAGCGCACCAACTGGAACATCTGATCGACAAACGATTAGGTCAACTCCATACTTATTAGGGTTATCTTTACACTCTACGCCCCATTTCATTTGTATCCAGTCGGATACAGCTTTACGAGCAGGCGCATCATACTTATCGTGTAAATATTGGCTAAATGGCTTCAATTTCTAAGTGCAATTATTAAAACTATAAAACAAAGTATAAAAATATAGGCCACATTGCACCAGTATTCAAAGCGCAGCTTATAAGGATCACCAATAAGCCACTTTTGCAATTCAAGCATATCTGAATCGTGTTCTATATAACGTGGTTTAAGTGGGTTTTCGTCATACCTAGAACTAATTAAGACTTTGCCGTTATTTAGAAAATCAATCATTTTCCTTGTGCCTTTCTTAGTATTGCTCTAGCAAACTTTCTTAAATCATCATTGCCAAGCAATAAGTTTTGTTGCCAAACAATTTCATTTATTTCCTCATCTGTTAGGTCTGCTGGATGGGTGTAGAGTGGAATCCATGTGCCTTCAAGATGGTCAATCACCTGTAAGTTAATTAACTTTGGCTTGCGGTCTTCCAATCCTAGCAACATCCACGCTACTGGTTCATTGTTTCGCATAGCCTCAAGTGCCTTTAAACCTTCTGTTATTTCTTTAGCAAGACTGCGTTCATTGTTCATTCACAGTTCTTTCTTAATCGTTTAGTTTTATCTTCGTTATCACTAAAGTATTTACAATCCTTACCTTCTCTAGGACTATCCACAAAGTAAGACTGATACTCTGGTGTAGCTCTAGCAGTAAAGCGATAACACCTCTCTCGCTTCTTACAGGTCTCATCTCGACACATTGTTATATCCGCCATTAGTTCATCCCTGTAAGTCCGTGCTGCGACTGTATTGTCTTAACATACTGCACTGCGTCCCAAAATCCGTTCTCATACTCTTCAGATTGAGTGCCTGTCATAGTAATGTCTTCAGCCCAGACAACCATCTTGTTAAGATGTACAAGCTGCTTACGCTGACTCTCAATGACTTCCTGAGCCTCCATGAGAATTACTTGAGCTGTGCCCCACGGCAGTTCTATGTTTTCTTGTAAGTACTCTCCAATATCGTTTAATACCTTTTCAGTCGTTAATCTCATTTCTCTTGTGCCTTTCCAAAAACAACTTTATTAGCAATAGCATCTAATTTATCTTGTAATGGATTCTCTTGTGCCTTTCTTAGTATTGCTCTTAATTCTCCAGCCAATGCCGTAAAGTTTGGACTCATGTAAGCATAGGCTTCTGCTCTTTGAGCGCACTCCTCAATGGCATCCTCATAAGTCTTTGCTGGATGGGTGTAGAGTGGAATAAAATCATCAGGTTTTATTGGGCTTCCCATACCAGCAAATACTTGACCGCTTTCTTTGTGCATCCACGCTACTGGTTCATTATTCATTTCTTTTTATTGTCCATGTCCATGTTTAACAGAGCAACCATGCTTTTATCTAAACGCTCAGAGATATTGACACAAACATCTTTACAAAGCCAAAGAGTGCCACTTTCTGTATTTTCTGTAAGTTTTTCAGCAACTAACTCTAAAACATTGCCTAAACAGCTTATTTGATTAGCGATTTTTTCAAGTTCGCCAGCTTCATCCCATAAACTCATTTTTGATCCCTTGCTGAAGTTGTCCAAAGCTGCTCAATATGTTCTGTAGCACCCATCTTTACAAGCTCACTTTTATAGAAGTGTCGTGCAACGTAATCTGCTCGTATAAACTTGCTTTCTTTACGTTTACTAGGGCCTACAAACACACCAGGTAACTCATAATGAGGTATATACATTACATTGCCTAACTTATAGCACTTGTAATTAGCCCTATCAGGCACGTCAAATTCAGTATCCAAAACCATAATTTCTTCCTTCTTGAGCGTTGTATTCATATCCAAAAGCATAGAACAATGGCGAATTAGCAATCATTATTAGTTTACGTTTTGCTTCTAAAGTTTTACCCCTGCGTTCTAGTAATAAAGTAATCTGCGCTCTATTTTTGAACATTTCCCTATTTTTAAGGGTTTCCATCATTCGGATAGTAAATTCAGATTTATCAATCATATTACATACCCTGTCCGTAAATAATTAACACCAAAAATAACAATTGCAATAACCAGACCCATAAGGCCACCTAATGCTAATTCTATTAAAGTTGCTTTCATATTTCCCCCAAAATTAAAAAAGTCAGGTCAAAGTCTTTTTAGTCTGAAATCTCTAAGAGCCATAGAGCTGAATAGTGTCGTTGACCTGATGTATGTAATTTAGTACAGAATTTGAATAAAAATCTTGATCTAGGTCAATATTCTTAAAAATAATTTGAATGTTGTATTTTTACAACAGGGTGGGGCTGACACCTCACGGAAGGATTTTTGGCGGGGGATCACCAATGCCAGCCCCATAAATTCTATAGTCCCGATTTTAACTGAAAAAAGCGTAATAAGTGAAAAAAGCACTTTAATCCCTTTTGCAGCTCATCTTCTGGAATTTCGCACAATTTCACTTCATTGGTCAATCCGTTTATAAACATAATTCCGCATCGAGCGTGTTCTAAACCAAGCATTTCACGGTATGCCGCCATTTGCATGATATGCTCGTCATAGGGTACGACTTTATCCAAAGGGACTTCTTTAGTCTTAAAATCTACAACCACCCCTGGCACACCCTTAATCTTGTCTGCTTTGGCGTGTAAATCGACTTTTCCACCAAATCCTAGCTCATGGCTACCAGACTGTTCAGGAAGCCACGCTCTAGCCCCATAAGCGGCTTGTAAGGCGTTTTCTACGTTACGGCAATAGGTAGGTACTGATTCTAGCAAAATGCCGTCAAAGAAGCTCTCAATGATGTTGTGAATGGCAGTTCCTCTTGCCGCAGCATCTTTTCCTTGTGCTTTGCTATCGTTTAATACCCTACTAAGCCAATCAGACTCTTTTTCGCCTTCTAAGCGAGGTAATGTAAGTGCAGCGAGGATGGCCTGTTCTTGAAGCCATCTGTTAAGTCCTGGCTTTGCAACTGCTCCGATGACTGTGGTAACGCTGGGCAATAAACCGAGTTTTTTAGCATCTCGTAAGGTTGTGTTCCTTTGTTTTCCATTCGCACCAATAATTTCATAGGCTGGATTGCCATTCTTGTCATACCAATGGCCCGACTCACTTTGGCTGTCCTTTATTAGCACTTTTTCTTCCCCTTTTTGGTTTTACTTCATCCGTGTTGATGTCATATACAAATTTTATATCTAAAGGTGCATCTGGAACTATTGTTGCTTCATATTTTGCTGGGATTTCTTGACCGCACCAATCTGATGGCGATTTATTAACCACAACAGGATTGAGCTTACAAGCACCAAGCATATCATTTTGCATAAATACATAAAATTTACAGTTTTTGCAGGCCATTAAATGCCCTTAGAGTAGTTAGTAATTCTCATGCTATCTTCTTGAAATACGCATAAGTCTGCTGCAACAAGCAGAACCGCCTTAATGACTGATGCTAAATCTTCAGGTCTAAAACTAATGAGTTGTTGTTCTTCATCAACATTGACACCCATCCATACTTTTTCCGTGTATTTAGTTTCAATAATGTCTTTAATTTGGTTCTGCATAACTATCTCCTAAAAAGGAACACTATCATCAATAAAAGGATCAGATTTAGGTAACTCATCCGATCCAGCAGCTTTAAATCCCATAGATAATTTTTCTTTGCCAATTGAAATACTAAAAAACTTACCCTTTTTACCTTCTTTAACCCAACCCGAAAGCCACATTTCTTTACCAGCCACCATAATTGTGCCTGTGTAATCAGGGTGATTGTCGGTTGTTTTGCGATCATTTTTAAATAGACTTCCTGATCCTTCTTTAGGTATATATGCCATGTTGTTTCCTTTATAAAATATCTTTGGCTATGGTTTTCATTGCTGAACTAGATTTGTTTACTACTCCTGAAGCTGAATTTCCATCATCATCATCTCCAGGCACAACCCCTACTACCGATGCTACCGATAACCTTCTCATGTATGTTATGGCCGATGCAATTCCATGCGGATCAGCTTTAACTATTGGCATAGACATTTCTTGACCAATCCATTCACCAGAACTATGAGCTAAAACTGTGGTCATTGACATTGTGCCGTCAATAAACTCGCCAGGGAATTGCATAACACTAAGGCCGTTTGCAGCCAAAAGATCACGGCAAGCATCCCACACAGACTCAAGATCAGCGTACTTAGACTGGAAAAACGGATTTGCTGAATCTTTTTTAGCATGAGTAAGTTTTCCCTGAACAATTGACAAAGCAGTTGCTAATTTAGCGATTGACTCTGATTGATTCATGGTGCGCTCCTAAAAATATTGCCAAAGTCGTTAAATACAGACTGAAGTAATACATTGCGTTTGTTGTTAGGTTTGCCACAAGCTGCACGAATAACATCTATATCGTCTTGTGCTAAGTATGTGCCATGCTCCATGTTATCCAACGCCATTTCTAAGCGTTCTTCCATTTCAATCATTAGTTGATTTAATTCACCCATCTAAATTCCCCTTAGATACATAGCGAAATTGCTATAAAATTGATTGTAAGCATATTTCATAGGCTGTCAAGAACTATTTGCAAAATAACGACATACGATGTAAGATAATTGAATGAAGCTAAAACTAACAGATTCAGCAATAATTGATTTGCTAGGTGGTACTACAAAAGTTGCTAAATTGGTAGGTATTTCACCAAATGCTGTATCAATGTGGCGAAAAAACAACATACCATCATCGCAATTTGCATTTTTAGGCGCAACCCTTGAAAAAGAGTCGCATGGTTTAATCACTCGCAAGGATATATTTCCTAAGTCCTGGCACATTATTTGGCCCGAACTACAATGAACAGAGAAGAAATGTTACTTAAAATGCTTGCAAGAGCAGAAGAAGAAATTAAACAATTACAATACAGGGCTGATTTTTTAACAAAAGAATTATCACAACTTAGAGAACGATTAAACTATATGGATCATCAAATTTATGGGGGATCAACAAAATGAAGATAATTGTAAAAATCATTAAGGAAAACGAAGATGGATCAGCCAACGCTCAAGTTGACTTTGACAAAGAAGGGCTTGAAACCCTTGTCCAATGGGGTCTTGTTAGTATCCTTACCAAAGCAATTGATGAATACCGAATTACACCCGAAAAAGATGGCTCGCCTACTATTGCAAGGGCTAAAGCAGTTGCCCAAAAAAGAACTAAAAAACAGAAATAAGTAGTAAAATCTATGGACAGGCTAGGGAAAAGCTCATTACTTGACCCAAAAAGGAACTTAGTCACTTCTCTGCCAAGTCCACCCTATTTTGACTACCTTTGACAGAGGAATTGTATGCAAAAAGCAGATATATGGATGCCCCTTTATATTGGGGACTATCTAGCAGATACAGCTAGACTTACCACCGAACAGCACGGAGCATATTTATTGCTTCTTATGGATTATTGGCGATCTGGTCGATTGCCAGACAATGATCAAGTTTTAGCTCAGATTTCTAAATTATCGCCTGATGCTTGGGGCAATGCTAAAGCAATGCTTAAGCAATTTTTTAGCATTTCAGATGGTTATTGGATTCACGCTAGAGTTGAAAAAGAATTAAACCTTGCAATGCAAAATAAAGCCAAAATGCACGATAGGGCTTTAAAAGGCGCACAAGCTAGATGGGATAAACAAGAAAATGATGCTACAAGCAATGCACAAGCAATGCTTAAGCAATGCCCATCACCTTCACCATCACCTTTACCTTTAACAACAACTAATAAAAACATAGCACCACCTAAAGGTGTTGATGTGTCTTTATGGAATGATTATTTAAAAGTCCGTAAAGCTGCCAAAAAGCCTCTTACAGACACGGCTTTGAAAGGTTTGATACGAGAGGCTGAAAAGGCTAAAATAACTCTCTCAGATGCCCTGCAAACTTGTTGTGAACGCAGTTGGGTAGGATTCAAAGCTGAGTGGGTAAAAGAAGAAGTTACTAGACACAAACAACTTCCGTTAGTAACAAATGAGCAAATTGAAGAAGCATATAAAATTGAGTGCGGTAAAGACCCAAAATTAGCTCGTTTTGGAAGCTACTACGAAATGAAGGATTATGTCATCAAACAAAGGGAACTGCGATCTAGAACACAAGCATAAATGCGCTGTAAGGTATTTGTTGCACTTACGCCACAAAAAAGGATTAAGTTGGTTTAGAGATTACATTACAGACAAAAACTTTAGTAAAGTATTACTAGATGATTTTTATACGCAATACAAACTAGGCAACATGGGGGAATGGAAATGTTGGAAAAATACATTGTTGGGGCAACAGGGTTTGGGTATTTAGTCACAGGAGTTCTACAGTTTCAAAAAGGGGCTACAGCTAATGCAGTAATTTGGATTGGCTATGCTATTGGACAAACTGGCCTTTGGTTAAACTTAAAATGAACTATGATCCACATGATTCAGTTGAATTTATTTATAAAACAGCCCCTGATTATGCAAAAGCTAAAGGCGAACTTGCACAATTAGAGTCATTTAAACATTCATTACGTTCTATTAAAATGGCCCAAGCAGAAGGTTCTAGCATGGCAGCTAAAGAAATGGAAGCCTATAGAAGCCCTGAATACCAAGAGTTATGCAAAGCTATTGGAGTAGCAACAGAACAAGTAGAAAAATTAAAATGGCAGTTGGAAGCAGCAAAAATGCGCTTTGAGGCTTGGCGTACACAAGAAGCCTCTAACAGACATATTGAAAAGATGACAACATGACAGATTACGCAGACTCATTACTTAAATTAAATAGACTTACTAAATCTTTTCTTAATGCAGTATTAAAAAATAAAAAAACAGAAGCATATTTAATTGCTTGTTCTATTACAGAAACAGCACAAGAGTTAGAAGATTGGGCTAGTCACAATAGTGTCCACTAGAAATGAGAAAATCGCTCTTGATAAGATTGCCAGACTCGGATGTATTTTGTGTCGTACCGCCTTTGGGGTGCAAGACAGTCCAGCCGAGCTTCATCACTACAGGCGGTTTGGTCAGCCGAGGTCTGCATCCGATGTCCTTCCGTTATGCCCAGAACACCATCGTGGAAACTCTGGCGTTCACGGATTGGGTAGAAAGGGTTTTGAAGCTAAATGGAACGTTACGCAGGATACGCTACTTGAGAAAGTCCACGAATTGTTAAATGACCGATGAAGAAATTGAAAATGCTTGGTATTCGTTAGGATTACGAGGCGTAGCTAGTGCTAATGAATGGAATACACGCTATAGATTTGCTAGAGAAATAGAAAAGTTAGTTAAAGCTCAAGAGAATCAAAGCCCAATTCTTGCGAAATCTTATGCGCCCTTCTGCGAAAAGTAGCATCATGCTTTAACCAAGCATCAGTAATAGTGCCTGACCTACTCATGTGTATCATTTCATGGGCCATTGTTCTAATGACTGTATCCAAATGACCGCATCTAGCTGCTGAAATAGTCACTAAATGCTCATGTTCGTCATCTCCATAAATATATGTACCCATTGTGTCAGGGTCATAATCAACTATAAATTTAACTTCTTCTGGCAACGGAAGTTTCCATTTTGTAAATGGCTCACAAGTCCATAACATTGAATATATGTTTTCGAGTATTTGAGGGTTTAGTTTCATGCCATCATGCGAGGTGTTTAAGTTTTGCGTGGGGAATTACAGTACGAGTGTCGGTTGAGTATGCACCACAAGCCTTACATTGATAACGCTGATAAGCTCCTGTTCCCGTATAACGATAGCCTTTACTTAATAATGAAGGTTTAGCGCAAGTAGGGCATACAAATCCATCCCTATCTTTTATCATAATTGTTTTATTTACTGGAGTTTTAATCCAAGGAAGCAACCTGTTGTACAACTTTTCAAGCAATAAAACATCTTGAATATTGTATTCACGCATGGTGGCCCATGCTTTTTTATCATTAGCCATACATTTAATCCATAGCGTATGGCCTTCATGCTCTTTCTTTTTGCCTAATCCTAAACGCTGCGCTACATAATCAAGTTTGTTACTTGGAAACCTAAATTGACTTTTGACCACTTTTAGCAAATCTATCTGTTTCATAGGTGGTGGCGGTGGCATTTTATGAAGCAAGAATTCCTTGTTTAACGTGGGCATATCGAACTTTGTGCCGTTGTAATGGCAGACTGCATCCGCATCATCTAAAAGGCCGTGTATGCCTTCTAGCATTGATTTAGACGTACTTCCATATACAGAGTCAAAGTAAATAGCTTCTTCACCTAGCCATTTAGCTGAATAGCACATAGTGTATGATGACTCAAGAAGTTGGGAAAGACCTACGTTTTGTTGCCATATTCCCCAAACGTGCGCCACATTAGGCGATGTTTCAATATCAAGCAGCAGAATCTTCAAAATCTTCCCCTTTTGGTATAAAGTAATGAAACACTAACACATAATTATATATAATCAATGACTTATGCTAAAAGAGTTGACTCAAACCATTCTATTGTTGTTAAAAAGCTCAGGGATATGGGATGCTCGGTATTTGATACTAGCCGTGTTGCTGGTGGGTTTCCTGATTTGGTAGTAAGCCATAAAAGCGGCAAAACAGTTTTAGTTGAAGTAAAACGTGATGCTTCTGCTCCTTATACAAAGTCCCAGCTTGAATTTTTAAAGAATTGGCAAGGAACAGTTAGCAGAATTCACGACATTGAAGGCGTAATAAATCTCGTAAAAACTCTTGAAAAGTCGTAAAATAGTATTATTATTCGTAGAGTGTTAACCCCATTTAAAGGAAAAGTCATGGGAATCATGGATCATAAAGCAGCTAAAGGCGCATCAGGCGAAAAAGAACCTAAAGGCGCAACATCATCTGATATGTCAGGTGAGCGCAAATCTAAGTCTATGCGTGGTGGTGTTGCAATGGGCAAAGAAGATAAAATTGGCTCTGACAAAGAGTTCAATACAGGTCGTACTGCTGGCATTTGCTACGAGCACAAAAAAGACGGCTACCGTTAAAAAGCTACAGCTCATAGGGAACGGTAATTCCCTACAAGCTGTATAACCACAACAATAGGGTAATATTGAAATGGCTGAAGTAAATTTTACAACATTTAAACCTCTGGGGGACAAGATTATAGTCCGCCCAGATGTTCGTGTTTTAAGCGATGTGATCTTTGTAGATAACAAGGAAGCGCAGAACATGGGAACAGTAGTGGCAGTAGGCCCTGGTAAGAAGCTAACTGCCGAGCGTAGAGAAGCAATGCCAATAGAAATAGGTGCAAGAATCCGCTTTGGAACTATGAATGATGATCCTAAAGAGGAATATCTTAAATTCACGCCAATCGTTCACGAAGGTGAAAAATGCGTGTTAATGTCCTGGCAAGATGTTTGCTGGGTAGAATAGGGGAAAAAATGTATAGTACATTACGCAAAATTTGGGATAGATTACAAGCCATTTGGAAATGGATGCAAGACCAAGTAGAGCCTGAACCTGTAAAGCCATCTAATGCGTGGCATTTCCCTATTAATGACGAAATTAAACGTAAACCAGGCCTTAAAAAGGCTACAACTAGGAGCAAAACCATGCCTCTCAAAAAATCAGGCAGCAAAGCAGCATTTAAGTCAAACATTAAAGCCGAAGTAGAAGCTGGTAAGCCAGTAAAGCAAGCTGTTGCAATTGCGTATAGCGAGAAACGTGCTGCAACTAAGAAAACTAAAGCTAAGAGAGTATAAGAATGATTACTTTTACAATACAACAAGTAAACGAATTGCTACAAGCATTAGGACAATTACCTTATGTGTATAGCAAGAACCTCATAGATGGTATTAACGCTATTGCTCAAGCTCAGATGGATGTTGCAAAAAAACAACAGTCAGACAAAGAAACTATTGTTGAACCTGACATAAGTCTGTCGTAAAAAAACAACAGAATCAAATACATGGAAATTGAGTCAAAAAAAGTAGGTGCGCCTCTTGGTAATAAAAACAATACCAAGAATAAGCTGTTCTTTGATCAAATTAAAAGGCACTTGACTCAGAATCCACAAAAGCTAGAAAAGATTGTTGAAACTCTTGTTGACTCTGCTCAAGAGGGTGAAGCATGGGCTGTCAAAGAGATTATGGACAGAGTTGACGGCAAAGCTCATCAATCTACAAGCATAGAAGATGCAGAAGGTAATAACTTGATACAAGCTATTGAAGTCAGGTTTATAAAGCCAAGTGAGTGAAATCACACCAGAAATTAGGAAAGCAGTTAGTGCGGTTGATTTTCCAATCAAGCTACAGTTTCTATTCGAGCCATCACGCTTTAAAGTGGCCTATGGTGGGCGAGGGTCTGGAAAATCTTGGGGATATGCCAGGGCTTTGCTTGTAATAGGTGTTAAAAAAACAATTAGAGTTCTTTGTGCTCGTGAGTTTCAAAATTCTATTGCTCAATCTGTTCATAGATTATTGGCAGACCAAATCATAGCTATGAAACTAGAGTCATTTTATGAAGTTACTCAAAACCAAATTAGAGGCAAAAATGGCACAGAATTTAACTTTGTAGGCTTAAAAAACAATCCAGCAAATATAAAATCTTATGAGGGAAGCACTCACGTTTGGATAGAAGAAGCGCAAACCGTAAGTGATCGAAGTCTTGAAATTCTTATTCCTACAATAAGAACGCCTGATTCAGAAATATGGATTACATTCAATCCTGAGCTAGAAACTGACCCTGTATATCAGCGATATGTATTAAATCCACCTGATAACTGCAAAACAGTCAAAGTTAACTGGCAAGACAATCCTTGGTTTCCTGATGTTTTAAGACTTGAAAAAGATGCCCTATTTAGTAGGGATAGAGAAGCCTACAACACCGTTTGGGAAGGTTTATGCCGTCAGACGGTAGATGGTGCTGTATTTGCCAAAGAAGTCACTCTGGCTGAACTAGATGGAAGGATTTGCAATGTACC